TGGTATTTATTCATCAATATGCCCTGCATCTCTTTAACACCCTGTTGAAACAGTTGTGCTGAAATGCCAGCCGCTTCCATATTGTCTCTAAACATATACATCTGCATCAAAGCACCTTCGACAATAACATTGTCATAAGTGTCAGGGATGCGAGTTACATCACTATACGCAACCAAATCATTATGATTTTGGTAATACCTAAACTTAATTGTGTACGCTTGGTCGGGTGACGGCGTGATTGTGTAGCCATTACCAAAACCTTCTGCGACATATTCTGGCACACCGCGACCTGCGGTAGCATTATCATCTAGGTCTTTATAATTTTTATAATAAAAATCACGATCAATAAATTTTAATTGGGTAGCTGTCGTTCCTAAAGATGAGTTAGGCTGTAGCTGAAACGAATTAAAATCAGGTACCTTAAAATATTGAGGCCAAGAATAGTCTTCCTGACCCACTGCTAAAATCTGAGTGTGTTCTACCGCGTTAAACGGCCACTCATATTCAGCCTGATTGATCTTTGCAATTGAGTTTCTAATAGCGTCTTTAGCAGTCGCTTGAACACCGCGTACAGAAGGAAAATCGGCCTGAGCAATCTCGACCTCATTCAATCTGCGTAATAGCTGGTTTGTTAAATCAAGGAAAGTTGACACGTTTTTTTACTCTTCTAAATACAATAAAGGGAGTGCCCCCACTAAAGAGGCACCCCCAGATAGCTTACGCTACGTTGTAGTTTGCAGTGAACAGAGCTTCAGGACGAAGAATCTTACGTCCATAAAGTTGCATACCACGAACCTTGTCTGCGAAAGTGTTAGGATCACGGAAAGACTCAGTTTTTGCAATCTGCTGTGCAGTTGCTACCGCTGAATCGTGACCTGCGACGACCACACCAAAGTTAGTCTCAGAACCAGTGGAAAGCGTAGTACCAGCACCAGTACCTTCGTATGGAAGGTTGTTGGATTTGTACACACGGAAACCACGGACAAGACCATTGCTCATACGACCATTACGAAGAATGTCGCCAGCGTCCTGACCACCTGCGTAGTCATTGCTGATGAACTTAGAGTTCTCATCCATTAGGATTTCGTAGAAAACTGGGTCTGCTACGAACCAACGACCTTCGGTGTCAACATTCGCCTGATCCATCAAACGTGCAATACGGTTAAGGATAGCAAGCGGAGAAGTAACACCATTTGAACCGCCACCAGCGGCTACAGGGATAGAAGTTACTTCAGATGCAACACCCAAGTCAGAACCACCAAAGTCGGTGATGTCTAGCTGGTTAGCGGCAAGCAATTCGTCCGCACCCGCAGTGCTATCGGCTTTAGTGCCGTTAGGTGCAGTACGACGTTGCCAACCACCTGAGCCGTCATCTTCCCAACCAGCAAGATAACCAAGAACCTCAGCGTCGAAAGTGTCACGCAATTTATATGCGGCACGATCAGTCGCTAGATCCATGAAGTTAACGTGCGAGTGAGCGGCTTCGATGTCATCGATTGCGAACTGGAAATAGTTCGCCTGATCAACGATCAGCGAGAAATCAGCATCTGTTAGATCCTGAGTCGCCAAAGTTGTACCGCGAGCATAAGAGTTCACGGTGATTTCTGGCTCTTTGATGATACGAACAGAGTCACCAAAGTTCGCGATTTCACCAAAGTAGTCAGTGTTAGTTACGTCTTCAACGACGGAACTTTTGCGGAAGGTTTTCTGTACCTTCTGCGAGTAGATTACTGGGCTAAAATTACCATTGTTAAGGTTAGTGTAGCCCGATGCTTTAGTAAAAGCCATGATTATTCTCCTTGTTGAGTAGGCTAAACAGTCCGATCTAAGTCGGATTTCGGGTTTAGTTGGTACTGAACAGAAAGATTATCTCGGCTAAGGGCTGTCACCCCTTGGGTAACTTTGCACACAGTTTTGATCGAAACTGTTAGCTAAGGGCCAAGTGTTTCAGGTATCTTAGTTGATATTCTTCTGAAGTTAATATTAAGAGGTAGGCGTTAATAAAACGCGGCTCTTGGCACTTAATAGGTAATAACTAATGTTAAAACCTATTATTAGCTGAGGTTAGTATACCACGAGTATTGTACCTTTACAAGTAGTATTAACGAGCTCCCCCAGATAAGTCGTATTCAAACGAACCATTTCGCATAGAGTCGAGAATAGCGTCCTCGTTAGCTTCGTATTCCCGTGGAGACATTTTCTCCACCTGACTCTCGGAAAATCTGGCACGTCCCGATACTGGAGCATTTGCACTGCTTGTACGTCCTACGGATCTAGCCGCATCTTTAGTACTTACAGGGCGTTTACGTTTAATTCCGTTGTCCGCTTTGTACAAATCAATTGCACGAGCGGCCGCTCTAGCATCTGTATTGTTTTTATAAAGAGCATCCTGCACATATTGAGGCTGTTGCATAACCCAATCGTGAAATTTGCTATCAGAACGAATCTGATCAAAATCCGGGTGGGCATCCCTCAATTCTTTTTCAGCTTTCTCTCGGTTTAATTTTACCTCAAGCTGTTTTACTTTATTGAGCTCTTTTTCACCAATTGCCAGTGCTTCTTGAACTCGCTTCTGTGCAATCGTGTCAATTATTTTAGCAACATCAGGATATTTCTGTGACCAAGCCGCTACTTCTTCTTCGGACTTGGGGAATCTGATTTGCTGTCTAGTTGCTTGAGCTAATTGCTCTTGCATCTTCTGTAGCTGGGCGTCTTTCTGTTGCATAGACTGTTGCATATGCCTACGAAGATCACCGTAGCGTTTTTTGAAAGTATCCTCTTCGCCACCTGACGAAGTTTCTACATTTTCTTCCTGTACGTTTTCTTGTACAGATTCTTCTTCTTTATACACGTCCTCACGGTACGCGCCTTGATATTTAGCCATATTTACTCCTATTGGGGGCCTCAAAGTAGCTCTCTAATGAGAGGGTTTGCGGGTAGCCCGTCCCACGCAAATTTTATATTTACTTCATTCGCATGACAGCAAAACGTACTGTCGGTTTGTAAGTAAATTGACCTTCTTTAGTCGGGTAAAAGTCTTCCTCTTCCTTAGACTCAACGTCATCAGGTTCCATAAATTCTTCAACAACTTCAGTTACAGTTGATTCAACGACATTGCCTTCGGGTGTTTCGTGCTCCTCTTGAAGCTCCCCTTCCCCTTCTTCGGCAACACTTTCCTCTGCCTGAACATCGGCGTCCTCAGCGTCTTCGCTACTGGATTTCTCTTCCTCAAGTTCTTCGGCATAATGGTAACCATAACCTTCACAGTGCTCACACTCAGCACCATCAATCTCACCTGTACCTTCACAGGTAGGACACTCTACAGTCTCCTGTGCTTCTTCATCTTCTATAGATTTAATCTGGCCTTCCATCTCCATAGACATTAGGCCCATTTTAGCTTCATCACGCAAAGCCATAAAAGTTTTTAAGCCGTGGTATCTAACCACATCGGCAGGAACTACATATTCACCTTCTGATAACACCGCTGGGATATCATCACGAACGTTAACCGCGTTGGAACCCGGAGGAATAGGATTTCCTGAAATAGGATCAATTCCTACCATCATTTCTGGTGCCATAAGACCTTCATCTCCACTGCAACCACATGGCATACCGCCGTGGTACATACCTAATTCAGGTTGTTCCAAAGGTGCTTCACCTGCTTTAACTTCGTCTAAAATCATTTGTGCTTCTTCCGCAGGGATTGGAAGCATTTCTCCGCCACCCAATGCTGGGTTAGCTGAGTGGATCATTTTATCGAATTCTATAGCTTCTTCTTCTGAGTCAAACGTCTCATAGACGCCCTCAGACATAGCACGATCAAACGCTTCTTTATCGCCTAACTCTTGCCCGTCCCAAATTCGTGGAATAACTACAACACCATCATCAGTCTCAAAAGACGCAGTAAAGACGGTTGATATTTTACCGTCACCGCGATCTAAGGCTTTGCCTTCCGCTAAGTTTTTAAGATGATGTTCTGTTATTTTATCCATTCGATTTTGCCCCTTCTATTGCTTGTTCACGCAATGTCTGGAACCTACGAAGCTCTGCAATTGCGCCTTGTATTTCAAGGATTTTGCTTTGTTCTTTTGTTGTCTCTAAATAACCCCGCATAATTTCTATGCGCTCGGCTACATAAGCCTGTAACACCGGGTATTTATCGGTGTCGTTTACTAGAGGAAGTATTTCTTTTGCCAATTTTTTTTGCATCAATTTTCTCTATACTTTTCACCACACCCATAGGAAAAACAGTCAATGTCCCTATCTCGGGGTAGGTGTCGGATATAGATAGCTTAGATTTAGTCTTCCTCACTACAAACCCGAGTGTAAAAAACTCTGCGGGCTCGTCTAAATTACTATCTACTATATCTCCGTTCCAGCCATTCCATGACGTAATGTCGATCCATCTCACGATGACTGGGTTATTCTTCATGTCTTTTTCGGCTTACGCTTCTTTCCCCAATTATTTTGCATATTAGCGTATGCTTTTGAACTTACAGTCGATTTGCTTTTAGGCCGAGATGTCCCAGCTTTTTTACGTTTATTTATGTTTTTTACTAACGACATAATTATATCATAGGGGGAGTTTGTTGGGGTGCGGCCTGTTGTGGCTGTTGACCACCATTATCTCCACCACCTTCTCCTGAGAATCCAGCGGCTCCGGGTTCTGGTGCGGCCCCGGGGGCAATGTTTCCACCTCCTGTACCTGTTGGATCTTGTGGATTAGGAACACCGCCCGCAGGGCCACCTTGACCTTGCGGTGGTTGAGGCATCAACGCCGCAATTTCAGCCATCATTTGAGCCTGAATCGCCGCTTCTCGTGGATCATTTAGAATTTTATCTTCGTCCAGATCCATTGATGCCGCCATTTCTCTCAAAATATAGTCATATTTGACGAACGGAGCCATTGCTGGGTTCGCAGTCAATTGCATAAACTGAAGCAATCGCTGGGAACGAATTTCGTTACGCATCAAGCTTTCTGTGCCGCGTGGGATAATTTCTAAGTTACCCTTCGCTACATCTTTGTCGAAAGCAAACTGCATATTAAATGCAAACAATGCTTGACCTAGTGGGGCTAACATATAGTCGTCCATGTTGCGAACAACCGCTTTAATATTTTGTGCGGCCGCGCCCATAAGCATGGACATACCCGATGCTGTTCTACCAACAGACATCACACCTGACATACCGTGTGAATATGACGGCATACCAGTAGCTTCATCACTAAGCTGACGCGCTTTATCGAACATCATCAGACATTCGTTTGTCACGTTCGGGAACTTAGTTCCGAAGATAGCTTGACCCGGTGCCCCTGCCTGACGCCTAAATATTTTTCCGGGGTAAACAGAAAGGTCTTGTCCGGGGACGAGATTAGTCTCGTCTATCTCAATCAACAGGTTAGATGATAGAGCCGCATTATCAACGGCCATACGCATAAACCCGTTCATTATCTCCTGCGTGTCTTCCATGTTTTCAGCTAAACCTACTCCAAAGAATGAGTATGGGTTAACTTCGTATGGAACCGCGTGGAATGGTATACGAGTAGGGGTAAACGGATTGATTACTAGTCGTAACAATTGACCATTACAAATCCAAGCATTTACCTGTATCTGATCACGATCAAAGTATTCTTCTGGAATATCTATATCTGCGGTTTCCGCAGTTTCTAAATCTAACATACCCCAATATTCTAGAACCTCAAAACGATTCACATCAGGGTTATTATCATTGTCTTCTAAAGCAGTTTCCCAGTATTCCGGCTGGTAGTTTGCTCCGTATTCAATAGCTAATTCAATTGACTCATCACGGAAATGAGGTCTGTTCTTTAAGGCACGAAGCTGGGTACGGCTCAACCGATGACGCTGAATAACATACTCAGCCTCGCTCATATTCCGTGCGTCTGGGTCAGGATAGAAATCCCAAATCGAAACAGACTCGATTTTCGGAATAGTTTTGAAGAGAGGATCATAGTCGCCATCCTCATTCCACTGAGGGTACTCTTTATCAAAGGCGAAAGGCCCTTTAAGGATACCAGTACCAAACAGTGACATTTCAAAGGCAACGTTACGCAAGTGCTTACTTGCATCACTTTCTTCAAGCTGATCGTGGATCAACTTCTCCATCTTGCGAGCCGTTTCTTTAGCTGGCTCGAAGGTGAAAGACGTAGGCGTCTTACCGGGCCCGGGACGTAGCTTATCTTCTATTCTAGATAAGTCTTCTTTAAGTGGCCCAAGACGTTCCATAATGTCTGGCCTAGCGATGGTCGCGGACACTCGTGCGCCTGAAACTTCTGAAATTTTTTCTTCTGTAACTTCTTTGGGGTCAAATGAAACTGCCCCCTCAACATTCATTGTATTTACTGGTGTCTCTATACCAATCGGAAATTTAGAACCTGCAAATAAAACATCGACGATTTGTGCATAGGCCGCGAGAACCTTCGTCTTCGTAATCTTGATGAACGCCTGTGATTTCTCTTGGTCTGTGAATTGGGTTTCTGGCCCGTAGATTCCTCGGTAGTTCCTGTAGGCTTTAAGCCATCTATGCTCATCTTGGTCACGCCATCTATTTGAAGCAGAATAACGTCCTGTCACCCAAGAAACTACACCACCCATCTCAAGGTTTTCTTGAGCGACATCCTTCCCTTCTTCAAACGAAGCTGAGTTAGTATCTGGTAGGTAGTCTTCTGGTTTATCTACTATTGCCATATTTTAATATCCAAAGCTCATACTAGCGGGTTTCCAGCTAGGTTGCGTTCTATTTTTGCCCCAATCATCGAATGGTGACTTTGCTTTAGGACGAGACATAACCCCGTACCTAATACTGTCATAAGTGTGGTCACTACGATATCTAACATCAATATCATCGCCCCCTTTCGGGTCACTCGGTATGACTGGCAAATCCGCTATAATCTGTCGGCAAGTATCAAAAAACACTATACCGGGCATCTTAGTATCCTCGTCATACTTGAGGAGTTCGTGAAGCCTGTTGCGTCCTGCCACTCGGGCTCCTGCGCTACGATCACTAGGTCGCCAACGGCAACCCTCAGCAATCATCTCTTCAGCTATACTCGGGCCTATTTGTCCGCGTTGATGCCAACAACTAGAGTCAAGTATACCATACTGGATCTGTTCGCCGCGTTCTAACTGAAGTATTACCTTTGCTAGATCTCGCCCTGTGTGCTTTGACACATAGAGCTCACGGTATACAATTAGTGTCTCAAAAGACGGATCTATTGCGTACCAATGCACCGCTGAATACGACGAATATCCATAGTCACAAGATCTAAACTTCCGCCAGTCTGGTGGGATCTCAAAAGGTTCCACCACATGGTGAGATTGTCGGAATTCTGGGAACGCCGCGCCATCTGCGATGGCCCAGTCGCCTTCCAAGAGTTGCCGTCTTTGCATCTCAGGAAGCGATAGCAGGTTAGCCTCGTAATTACCTTCGCTATATAGATAGGGATTATCTTTAAGCGTTGCAGGAATAAACCTACGATGAAATAAAGGCTTTCCATGTTTCTCGTGTCCTTCAGGATATGATAACACATCCCCACTGTCTATGTCTGTAGCCGCAAAAGCTTTATTTGCTGGCGACGGATCAATAAACATCTGCTTAACCCATGAGTGACCGGGGCCACCGGGGTTACTTGTTGCCCTCATAAAGATAGGCAAATCTGGATCAGTAGTACGCAAACGTGAACGCATATAGTTCCATGCGAACGGTGTTGCGTGTTGCGTTAACTCATCAAAAGCGATGTAGCTAAACGCTTGACCCTGATAACGAAGAACGTCTTCTTCACGTTCTAGATACGTCATCCATAATTTGGCACCTGAAGGAAACACCCACTGGCTTTTCTTCTCCTGCCATTTCGCTCCCGGG